TTATTGCTCGTTTTTTGATAATTCCCCGGTTTCTGTTAAATAGATCTTCTTTACGGAATCCGGTTTTCCGATTTTCCAAATAGGCTCACGACAACCTATCAATCTGGCTTTATCTATCCAGGCAAATCCCATTTTGTTAGATTGATTACCACCATAGCAGAGAAACGCATGTTCGTTTTCTCCTACGTACCAGCAAACGTGATTTCCTCCTGGTCTGGCAAAAATTAGGATGTGGCCGTAACACTCTAAACCCTTTTCGATTTTCTTACCGAATGTTAAAAAGCTTTTAGCCGCCAGTATTGCGCCAGGTGACGGAACCGCATAACCGTCTTTCTTCAGGAAAAAACCGGGGGGTATTGCACACCAAGGAATATCGTCGTCGGTATACCATTCGATAACCCCGATGTATTTGGCCATTGCCATTATTGTGGAATTACTGCCTTTGCCGACAATCTCGGTCATGCCGTAATATTTGAATGCTTCTACTAGGTATCTAGGCGAACCCACCGAAAGCATCCATTTGTATTTTTCTGGAAACTCCATCTCACTAATCCCTCTCACTTAATTATGTAAGCCCTTCTTACATAATGACAATTTTAATTATTATAATCGGTATATTGATTATTTTGTTTCAGAAAACGAGGCTTTTATTGCGTCAAACTCCGTTTTAATATTTTCGATAAGCGCCGTATCAAGATCTGCGCCCCCGCCTAAGTTAATCGACATGCTGTCGCTAATCTTTGAAACATAAACGCTACCAGCTCCCTTAGTGGCGACTACTTTAATTTCGATGGGTTGTGTATTGTTTTGACTCTCGTATTCGTAAGAGAGTGCCCAGCCGTTAAAGGTGTCTGTGTCGTAGTTTTTAACTACCTGTTTGTTCGTTGTCCTCATTTTCTCTGTTTTCAAGTGCTTTTAATTCGATTAATTTATCAATGAAATATTGATCTATCTGCCTTTTAGCAAAAGGCTTGTAATACATGTGTTGCGACACTATGTGTGCGATCTCTGAAAGTTCCTGTTCCGACACCGTGGCCGCTTCGCCTTTGTGTAGGATTCTGGATATATCATTTACCTCAATGGTATTAGCGTTGGTAAAAATCCAGTTTCCGACTTTTGTATTTAAATCGTCTATCTGATAGACCACCTCTTCTAAGTCTTTTACTTCAATCTCCTGGAGACTGATTTGTATTTTTTGTTGATTCATGCTCTTTGTTTATTTACATTAAGGGTAATAAAATGGGGTAATGTCGGCGAAGACTATATATTCTAATCCTTCGTAATTCTGCCATGCTAACTGAACATTTCTAAAGTAACGGGCGTCGTTAGGGTAATCCCGGTTTGGTAAGTTGAATATTTGAGTTTTACCGATTAGTCTAGCGGCAATCGACGAGGGTGGAGCTTCCGCAAGCAAAGCAATACGACCGTCGTTGTTCATTTGCCTAAAGGTGGCCACTTCATAATTATCAGATTTAACGTTGATTCCTTTCGGATTGATAACAGACGCGATTAGTTGACCATTAAAGGGATCGGAAACCCAAGTCCCGGTGTTATAATCATACTTATATCCATACGAATAAGCAGACATATTAATTTCTCCATCTTTGTTTAGTACTATTTGCTTAAACTGCGTTAAATCTCCGTAGTAATTAGATGATATTCCGGCCGCGCTAATTGACCAGCCGCCAAGATTGGCAATTTGAGATTCAATATACCCGGCGTTGATTACATTGGCTCTTAAGTATGCTACATCTACTGTAAACGCCACAACAGACCCGTTGTCAATTGTAACTATTCCCCCGGCCGCAGCAACATCACGATACGCCATTCCTCTTAACTGGGATGTTAGATTATTATACGCTGTATTTGCAGCACCAACGGCGTTACTATACGCTGCATTCGCTTTATTGCTAGCATCCGCAGCCGCAGCAATCTGGGCAGCGCTGGAGGCGGAGTTGGCTACCGTAACGGCATAAGCGTTTGAAGCGGCTACAGCATTACCGTAGGCGGCGTTTGCTTTAGCCTGTGCGTCACTAGAAGCGGTAGCGACTGCATTAGTCTGCGCTGCATCTGCTTTACTCTGCGCTATAGAAGCGGCATAAGCGTTGGCAGAGGTAATAGCTGTAGACTGCGCGTTATTAGCCGCTGTAGAGGCGAATGAGTTCGAGGAGGATATTGCGTTCGATTGAGCGTTATTCGCTTTATTCTGCGCATCGGTAGATGCCGTAGCGATAGCGGCGCTTTGTGCTGCATTAGCTTTTGCCTGGGATCCGGCTAGCGTTTCAGCGTTGCCGCCGGTTACAACTATCTTACCTTTTATGAATGCCCGTTCTGCATAAATACCGTATCCGTCCAATGTTCCCAAATCAGCGTCAGTAATTCCACTAAGTTTGCCTAGACGAACTTTTGTTTTACCGGTTAGACTTTCGGAGGTAACACCATCCAGGATATCAATGTACGGCGCCCCCTCGTCACTATTTGTTAAATATATTAACCCTTGTCTGGCTGTATCAGTAGTATTGCCGAACTGGAACACACTGTCACCGGCCGACGGGATACCGGATCCGGTTTTTGATGACTTAGTTAAATTGAACGATCCTGTGGTAATTGAGCTTACCGCAGCAGTATAATATTTCAATCCTTTGCCGTCCCAGCGCTGGCACCTAACGATATCATTAGCGCGGAGCTGTACGGCTATAGTTCCATCGTCCGTATTGATCTCGCATTTCCAGTAAGATCCCATATCGGTAACTTTGAAAAGCTTTGCAACATTTGTAATTGCGACGCTTCCGCCGTTGCCGGTAATCTCTCTAACATTGAGGACATTTATATTTAAATCCTTTCGCACTGTCAAGCTGTCAAACTCCGCAGATCCGTCAGCGTTGATTTTATAACCGGATCCGGTAAAGCCACTAACATAGTTTTTACTGATAGAATTAAATACTACATCATCTGTTGTCCGTAATGCCTGGTTGATGTAATCAGCAAATAAATGATTAGCCCATTTAACACTATCGTCAGCGCTGCCAGCTTTTAGCTTGCTTCCTGAGATCTTTACGTACCCGTCCGCTCCGTCCAGATAAATTTGTCTGGCGCTTGGAGTTACGCTAGCCGCTCCGGGAATTGTTAAGGCGTCGTTAAACTGTCCTGTAGCAATATTTAGTTGGGCTCCCTCCTGGACTACGGATTGATTTTTAATAAAGCTATTTGGATCTACAGCTCCGCCGCCGGTTCCGTTTCCGTTACTTGGTGGTACAGTGATTCCAGAAGAAGAGCCTAGTGCATTCCCTTCTTTATCTTTAAAGTCTCCGAAATCCTCGAAAGATCTGGAGGTAATTTCTGAATCCGTTAATTCCGTAGTGAATAGTTGAGCTAGTTTTACTATTGCCGTTGCTGCTTTTGCCCGGAACGTTCCGCCAATCATAAAGAACTTAGCGTCTATCATTTGGATATTTATGGTATCCATAGGGCTAAATACCCCCATTATACTACCCTCGAATAGGATAGAGGTCTTTTGATGCTGGTTAAGCTTGTTTTTTGCTGCAATAAACTGAAGCTTTAACGCTTCTGTTTTACCGAATCTATACCAAAGCTGGGTAGGGGATCCGTCAGACAAACGCATCCAGCTGGTGCGCTCTCTGTTTATGTCGTCTCCAAAAAGCAAAACAGTTGGATCCGGTATAGAGGAGTATGCGCCGGACTGGGTAAGCTCCGTTACGTTTCCTATTGGCGACTTGTAATATTTGTTTTCGTCTGCCTGTATATTGACATTATCAAAGTACATCGGTATTATAGGATACCCAAAAGTAGCTTCAGCAACGTACGCACCAATAATACTGAAAACTATAGATCCATCATGTGGCGTTTGCGCTACACTGAAATTTATGGTTTTATTAACATCTGTTCCTTTGCTCCATTGATTTCTACTATAGAATGTTAAATCTTCAGTTGTCCAGCTACTTCCGTTCCAGGTGTGTTTAGGTTTGCCGTCGGCATAAAGCTCCAAGGCGAAAATGTTATCAACAGGCAGACCGCTCTTAGGCACATTTAGATCCCCTACAAGTACTAAATCTATAGATACACCAAAGGTGTTTGTTTTAAGAATGGATATTGGCTCTGAAACCAATCTTTTAGAAAGATCTTTGTTTGCGATTTTCGCGTAGTAATCGTCAATCAGAATAGTTCCTGTTGGAAGGGTAACGCTTTTTTGACCTCTGCCTACCGCCAGACCATTAGAAACAGTCCAGTGCTTAAAAGGACTTGCATGAACGCTATCCGTCCAAATTTCGTCGAAGGATCCATTAGCCAGTTTGTTGCTTAAATAGCCGTATTGGTAATAGGTGGTTACAGATTTTAAAGCTAAAATATTATAGGTGTTATGATCCCTACCTACTAATTCCAGCTCCTTACCTAATCCGGCTAATTTATTATTGGCTATTGTGGCTCTTGACACATACTCACCCGCAGCATTATAGCGGCGTGCATTGTAGTTAGCTTTAGATAACTGCGTAATATCTACGAACCACCACGCTCCGTTAGACTGTTTGAGGTTTGCGGAGAAATTATTGCAAATATCCTGTAAAACATCAAAACAGCTGTACGGCTTGCCGTTGGTGTCGATATATCTATTTGTGTCGATGAAAGTAAGCGCCAGCGGATCGTCAGCTAACCCGCTAGGCATATTGGTTTCGTACGTGTTTACTCCGGTCCAGAAATCAAGATCCAATCCTGTTTTACCCAGGCAAAAGGCTAAGATGTTTTTAAGGCTGTCAACTTTTTGGATTAATATTCCTCCGATTCCAGCAAATGGGACAGTTTTAAGAGTTCCGAGAACGTCTTTGGCCTGCAAAGTAGACTCAAACGGCGCAACCATAAACGGTTCATTAGCGCTATCCGGTAATAGGTATCCAGCCCACCGCAGCGAATCAGTATAAGCATCGGTATCTAACTTTAAAGTATAATACCGTACTTGGTGTGCTTGTTCGTCTTCTGAATAAAAGCTTTGTAAAGAAAACGTATCAGATGTTAAGATTGATATTTTAGCCTCGCTGCCGGTAATTTGAGTGAACTTTTCGTCAGCCTCATTAACTACTGTAATTTCGAGCGGCTCCGCTCCGGCTGAATAAGGAATGATCTGTCCGATATAATCCTTTTTAAGGATATCAATGCGGCATTTGTTCCCGTAAAAATTGCAAAAATCTAACCTGTATTTAACGTTATACCCCACTTATTAGCTCCTCCCTCACTTATCAGTGATAAAGGTATTTACTTACCTACGAAGCAAAAAAAATAATTTCGATAAGTAAATAATTAGGTATGTTTGATTATGAAAACTTTAATGCTACTCCTATTGTCGCTTTTGCCCATTTTTTCGAAATCTCAACAGCCAGAGGCTAAGCCAGTGAAAGGAACAAATGTTATTTATATTAAAAACGACAAGAGTGCGGCAGAGAATTACGAGGTCGCCGCGAAAACGTTACTAGATAATGGATTTTACATTGAGCAGAAGGACGCAGATTTTAAGACTCTAAAAACGCAACCCAGAAAAATAAACAAATCAACATATCTTTATTTTTTAAATATTAGGGCTACAGATCACCAAATCGTGATACAGGGTCAATTTAAAACCGGGATAGAACTTTCTATCGGAGGGGTAAAGGATCCAGACAATTACGAACAGATAAAATTTAGAAATATTTCTGGATATAAGTTAGCGTTTAAAAGCATGGAAAACGCAGCGCTTTTATTTTCCATGCCTTTAGTATTCGGAGAGATCTAAGTCCTATTGTTGTTTCTTTTTTGTCTTTCGATAGCAATAACTAGCTCTCCCATTGAAATTTTGTTTGACACAACATAGGTGTCGCCTCCAGATCTATCACCTATCATGCTTTTTAGTTTGCTAAGTGGGCTTATGACCTCCGGATCATGTTTAGCGTTTGAATATTCACCAACCATAGCCAGGGTAGGAGCGGAAACAATACCGCCGTTTGCGAAATGGGGTACCCCAAACTTGCTGCCGGAATCTGCAACTCCAGCAGCATCCCCGCCAGTCATTTTTGATACAGTGCCTTTTATGTACCCTCCTAATGCAAGAAGCGCAGCTCCGGCAGCTATTGCGGTAAATGGATTGGTAAATGCGCTTTTTATTCCCAACATAGCCACTCCAATCCCTATAGCGGCCTTACCTAATTGAGACGCTATATTCCCGATAGCACCAAGCAACATAGAACCGAAGTCCTCGACGCCTGAAACGCCAGATATTAGCCCGCCCAACAAATCCGCCGTGCCGCTTATCATGTCGCCGACCCCTTGATTTAAAAGGTCTACAGCTTGTTTGTTGAAATTGTCAAGAGCATGCAGTACATCACCGTTTTTTACAAGTCCGGCCATCTGATCTTGATAATTCTTATAGTCAACCTGTTTGTTTTTGTACTGTTCCTTTAGCTTTTTAATCGCTATCTCGTTCGCGTCAATTTCCGCAGCCAGCGGACTACCCATTTTGGTGTTCATGAAAATATCCGCCTGATGTTCTCGGTATTCTCTGGCTACTTCTGCAAGTTGAGCAGCAATTACATTAACGTCGTTAGCGGCTTGTGCTGCCGTCACTTTAGCTACTTCTACGCCTTGTTGTTGCCTAATTAGCGCGATTGCCGCAGCGTTACCCTGTGCTAGCCTAACTTGTTCGTCATACCCCGCGGTAATGGTTGCGATTTCCTTAGCGGATCCTGCAAGTTCAAGGCTAGATATTTCAGTTTGACGTTTGTTGATCGCTTCTTTAATCTTTGCGGTATTCGCGTCGAGAATAGCCGTAGATCCTTCAGTATAATTGGTTTGAAGTGTTTGTGTAGCCTGTGTTTTTTTATCTCCAGCAGGCAGCTTGTCAATTACCGCCTTGATTTTATTATACTGATCGTCCCACGCCTGTAGATCTTTTGCTAAACCCTCTTTTGTTACAATATTGGCTTTATTGTGGAACTCGGTTAATTGTTTGGCGACTGATTCAAATTGCGTTTCATAGCTTTTATCTTTTTTCGGCGCGCCCAGTAAATCCTTTAGCTGTGCTTTGAGCGCCATTATTTTATTATAGACGTCGCTACCTTTTATCGCAGATCCAGATTGTTTAGATAGTTCAGTGATTTCCTTTCTGATCGCAGCAATAGAGTCCAGCACTTTAGCGGGAACTACAGCGGCGTTATAGGTTTTATCATACTGAGTTTTCAAGTTTTTAACCAGGAGTATTTGAAACTGTAACATCGTCTCTGTCTCCTGTAATTTTTGGGTGTCCGCCAGACTTCGATCTCCTACGCGCTTTTCGGCATAAGCAGCCGTCGCGGCTTTGTACCTTGCTTCCAGATTGGTCATTAGATCTATCTCGTGATTGATCTGTTTAGCTACGTCGCTTTGTTCTGGGTTATTTTTGAAGATTGATCCCGCAGATTGAGCGGCGTTCTTTTTTACCTTCTCGTAGCCCTCAGATCTGGATTGTCTGGCGCTGTCTCCAATTAGCTTTTTTGGATCCGTCGCCAGCTCATAGAATATTCCCAAGGCTTTACTCAATAGCCCTACAGATTCAACAGCTTTAGCAGCTCCGTCAACAACAACGGTAAAGAAAGCGCTAATAGCGCCTTTAGTTTCTACCATTTCGGTAAAAGCGTTTTTAACTCGGTTAACTGATCCGCCTAAAGACTCTACAATCTCGTTTTGATCATTTCCGAAAGTCTTATCTAGTTCGTCCGCTAACTTTGGCAGTAAATCAGATGCAAGAACTTTCCCGTCCTGAAGGAGCTTTCCTAATTCCTGTTGAGTTACACCCATAGCACGGGCAGCGATAGCAAACGCACCAGGTAAACGCTCACCTAATTGGCCTCTCAGCTCTTCCGCTTGTACATTACCTTTGGAAATCATTTGCTGTAATGCAGTCAGCGCGCCAGAAACCTGTTCATTGGAAAGCTTTAGTTTTGCTCCAGCGTTAGCTACAGCATTAAAAACTCTATCCGTCTCTTTTAATGAAAAGTTTGAAGCAATAGCAGCGCCCGCAAATGATCTGTAAGCGTCAGCAAGTCCAATGTACTCCAATCCTAAGCGATTGGCTGTTTTATGGAGCCCGTCCATTTTCTCCTTTGCAACATCTACACTCTGGAATGTAAACTCCAGGGATGTTTTGATCCCGTCGGTTTTTAATGCCGTATCAAATGCCGCTTGTAGTAATGCGCTAGCAGATAAATACCCCGCAGCCATTCCCGCCAATGTTCTTGCAGCCCCACCTAAAGCGCCAGCGTAATCACCAACGTTTCGCTGGTGATTGCCCATTGTAGCGTCAACCTGTTTGAGTTTGTCGTTTAATTCGTTGTATTCCCGAATCATTGACTCAATAGCTGGATTTGTCGCATTCATTACTCCACCAGCCGCACGTATCTCCCTGCCTAACGCAGCCATTCTGATCCGCGCCTCATCGTAGCTGTCGGACGCAGCCTTTATGGTAGTTCTATTTTGAGCGGTAGCAACTCTGTGCGCCGCTAGCTCGGTTCTGCTAGCCGCTAAAGCAGCCCTCTGTCTTTCTGTAGCCGATCTAGCCTTTTCGGTTTCCGTTTTCTGACGCTCGGTCTCTAAACGTTGGCTTTTAAGATCTAATGTCGCTTGCCTGGTATCGGCGGACATTTGTTTCGACGCGGCGCTTAGCGCTTTTGTGCTCTTGGTGTCGGACATTGTAATTCCGAGACGCTTAAATGTTTCTTCCAGATCCTTAAGGCCGGTATTACTGGCGTTTACGAAATGGGTAATATCACTTTCTCCCTTTTTCAGTCCGACTGCAAGGGAATCCATTTTTGCCTGGACTTCCAGCGTTAATAAAGCATCACTCACTTATCTCCCCCTCTCTAATTCAGCGGCAATAGCTTTTGCAAGTACGGCCGCTCTCTTTTTCGTAATTCTTTTTGATTCTGGTTTAGGCTTAACATCACCCTCCATTGGCCACCAATCAAGCATGCTTTCGGGTGCTTTTTGAGGATCTGCGTATCCGCAAAGGATCACCCATCCTAATGACCGAATGCGTTTCCATTCGCGCGCATCCTTACTAAAAAAGCCCTCACACATCAAGTTATATTCCTTGTGCGTCAGGGCATAATATTCCTTTGGTTTTAGGTTTAGCTCTCCAAAGGCGAATCTTTTAACGTCGTCCCAGTTCGTTTCTTTTTCTGTTTTGGTTTTTCTGGCTGTACCTCTACCTTTTTTTTTACAATGGATACTAATTGCTCTCCCGCCTTACTTTCTTCAAAGCATTTATAGACGTCACCCAGAACAGAGCTTCTCACGGAGATTAGTTCGCCTACGCTTTCGGCTATTTCGCGGTAAGATTTGCGCGGGTTGTATCCTTCTACAATTTCATCATTGCAGTATCCAGAATAAATAAGGTCTGTTATAAGCTTGCTCCAGCCAATACCGCCGTTAGCCTGCCTGTTTCCAAACTCTTCAATAGCAAGCATTCCGAAAGTAAGAGGGGTTAATACCCCTCCTAATTCGATTGTAATTCTACCGTTCATACAATTACGCTTCTACAGTGAATAACACACCACCGGTTACCTGGAATGTAGCACTAAAAGTCACCGCCGTATTGTGGTCGGCTCCTTTACTTAGCGCGCTGATCCAAACGTCACCACGAACGATATCAGTAGCATCATTTACGCCTACCATCTTCATAGGAAACGTTGTTCCTAATTGCCACAACCCGGACAGGGTTTTGAATGATGCTTGTGTAGGTGTTCCGGTTTCGTTGATAGCATTCCCATCCCCTTTGAAACTTGAACTTTTTGATCCGGCCATAGATGTGTCCTCTTTGCCTGAACATTTAGTAGTAGTGTCAATAGAAGCGGTAGAGCCGTCCCATGAGTTTGTTTTTAAACAAGCTAACGGCACCCAGGCGGGTGTAGTACCGATTTTCGCGAACAGAATAACATCTGTACCGTTTTTAAAAGCTTCTCCAGCCATAATTCCTTCTCCTCCTTTATCTTTTACTTTTAAACTTGACTGCTAAATTAGATATACTGCTTTGTAGGCAAAAAAATAATTTAAATAATTGATATGTTGATTAATCTTTACGTAAGCTGTTGTATTTCGTGCTTGTAGATGTTGACCTTTCTAAATATGTTTTTGACTTTGCTTTCCTCTGTAATTGGCCTGGAAAGGGTGCGTACTGCGTTCATTATATTGAAATCTGGTAGCAGGCTGATTCTATTAGCTGGATCTCCAGCAACAATGATGCTGTTTAGCTGGTTAGACACGCTATCAACAGGAGCAGAGCTACCAGTCCCAGGCGGAAACCTTGAAACAATATCGAATGTGATATGCACGTCGGTATTGAATCCCTGCTTTGTGCTGTTGTCTGCTTCGTTATGATCCTTAATTACCACAAAATAGGACGGAGCATCATTCGGAACAAACGTATCATAGACTGGAACCAGTTTTGAGTCAACAACTAGCACGTTATCTAATTTTGCCATGTAGGCGGCTCTCAGTGCGAAAGCAATATCTTTTAAATCCATTAGTAAGGTCTCCTCATTCTTTTTCTAAGCCGATCCATTAGACCGGTTGTATTTTTTACCCAGGCGGGGTACATATACGGCCGCGCTGGTAGCTTTCCCTCTCCATTGATAAAAAACTCATAAGCCATATCCCGCCACTCTTTATTGTAGGCCGATAATGTCTCTTTAGCATACTCTCCAGTGCCAAACTCAATATAAGCGCCCATTTTACCGGCGTCTACCCAAATACGGTAGCCGTCACCACCTTGAATACCCATACCTTTAATATCTCCATTAAGCTCTACCCAATTTCCGTAGGAATCAAAGAAACCAATAGCGGAGGCGTTACGAGCGGCGTCTCTTCTTATAGCTTCGCCGGTATCCAATATTTCAGAGGAGATAGCATTCTCTATCCTTACAAACTTAGTTGTCAGGCTGGAGATACATTTGTCTAGGCCGGTTATCATTTCAGCGTTAAGCAAACTAAAACTAACTCACGATTCCGGTCATCCGTATTGGTTATGCTTTGGATTGTGTACTCAGTATTTAGATATTTAACAATCATATTCTTTTGGACAGTCTTATCCGGCCTGTATCGCATAACAAACTCTTTAGGCTCCTCCAGATTGGTGGTGTAGCTTTCTGCGTCCCTTTTGTTTTTAATGGTATATACACGAACGGATGTAGCCCAATACAAAGCTTGTCCGCCTGGCATCTGTCCGCCTCCAGCATCTTTTATTGATGTCTGGTACATGATTTCTATATGTCCAGTGTTTCCGCCAGCCCTCATATAAATAATCCTCCAGATCTGCTATAAGGACGCATTAGATCCGTAGCCCCGGTTGGCAACTGGATTAATGAGTCGCCACGAGAAGCGATCACAAAGTTTTCCCGGTTCTCGTACATTGTTGCCATTGTCATCTTTACGGCTGTTCTTAAATCTTCCGGTAGGTTGTTGCCGTAACCAGCTACATAAGTTATTACTTTATCCTCACAACTACCGAAATAGAGAGTAGGATGTTGGAATCCTTTTCGTTGATAGGTTACATTGTTTCCAGATAGATCCTTAATGCTTGTGATATCGAAAACGGGCGTACCGGTCATTTCATATACTGACTTATCCGTATATGCTCTAAGGGATTTCAAGCCAAAGGTTAAGCCTGTGTATTTCTCGCATTGCCTAACCGCAGCATCAATAAGGCTCGTTAGTAAGGCGTCCTCTAGATCATAAGTAGGATCCATTCTTAACCAGGCTTTTGCAACTGGTAAACTTAAAATTACAATCTCTGCCATTACGAAAAGGTTCTATAAGGTGTTTCGGGATTTAGGTTAGTAAATCCGTCAAATAATGTGCAATTCTCGTCGATTAATCTAACGTTGAAACGTTGGCCAGTGAACCAGGTTAATACTTCCCCTGTCTCAGGATTTTTTGTTTTTGGCACTTTGCCGATCCATTCTAAAATAAATTGATTGTTCTGCAGGTATTCAGACTCCAGGTCTATGCCGTTTTCGCAAAGAAATAGCTTTAGAGCTTGAATGTTTGTTGTCCTTAGGTATAGATCTTTCATTATGCTGTTATTGTGGTGTGTTCGACATCTGTTAATTGTCTTGGCAAAATCGATACGGCTTTAACGGACATGGACACTAGGGCTCCTCCGGAAGCAAAACCAATAACACCTGCTCCCGATCCGAAAATCCCGTTATAGTTAACTTTTGCTATTGCGGATCCGTTAAGCGCTAATCTCATTTGCGTTAATCCGAATGATGATATAGTTTTAGCCCTTGAACCATTGAAAGAAGTAAATGAAGTAACGGCCGCCCCGCTTGACGTCATTGCTATTTGTCCGCCGCTCTGTCTCCATGTAACAAAATATCCGGCGCTACTACCTGCTCTAAATAATGCGTCCAAATTCAGGGAGTCAGATTTTACCATCTGAAAATCTGTAAATACACTCGCTTCTGAATACAATAGAAGATCGTTAACGGAATATAGTGAGTCTATTGGTCTTGAAACTTGGCTGCCAGAAGTGGGCAGGTATGATGTAGGGTAACTACCTACCTCAACCTGAACACCCCAGATTAAACAGTCTATCGTAGCGGCTACCGTTCCGTTCCCGATCATCTGGAATCTAAAAGATCCAAAATTGGAAGAGGCTACACTAGTAGACACCACCTTAAACCAGCCATTGCCGGCGTCCGTCACGGTTCTAGTGACATTTCCTCCAGTTAAAATGCCGCCAAATTCGCCTCTTACCCTTATAGTTTCCATGGTAGTCCCATCAAGAGGCTTTACGTAGCATGTCGAAACATAGGCTAACCCCGAAACGATAGTGATGTTTTGTGAAATACCAGACCTACCAGTTAATGCAGAGTTAAGCTGTATTCTTGTAGCGTTCATTGTCCCGTCCAGAGATGCAGCATAATTATACGTCAATACCGGCGGAGATCCAGGGGACTGCCATGCTACAGCTTGCTCGTTCTTAAGCCAAACACCGTTATCAAACTGATGAGAGTATAGAGCTAGGTTAGTTGTGGATTTTTCCAGAAGATAACCTCTTAATAATTTTGTTACCGGATCATAATCTAACCGCGGCATGTTCGCTGTGGCAATCTGCATGATTCCATCTTTGTCGATATACGTAGCGGTTCCCGGTCTTGAGTACGTGAACGGAACAGGTATTCCCGTTGCTGGGTTAATGCCGTAAATTTTGCTTGTTTTATAAGCTCCAGATACCAAAGTGGCGGTATTCCCAATTTTTGCTAGATCTGGCAACGAGGCGTATTCGGATAAGAAAAGCGCTTTATTATATGTCCCTCCGTCTGTCAATACGGAATTTTCAAATACCTGTAACGGTTGTTTTCTTGCCGCAAGTACTCCTAAATGTGCTTTATAAAAACTCATAATTAAACTAGATTACCCTCTAAACTCCAAACATCCGCGCTCTCTTTAACTAATACGCATTGAGCGTCCTTAGTCGCTGTTTTAACCAAGCTATTAGGACTCAATAGCGTAACTCCAGCAGAGGGAGCGACGGTTATGGATCCTAAGCCGGCTTGTTTGATGATGACAACGAAACCGATCGGAAGCGCCAGGGCTGCATTTGTAGGAATTGAAGCTGTAGCGCCGGTAGCATGGCTAACCCTTAGCATTTTGTTACCGTCGCTAAGCTGGAGCGTAAAGTTTGCCACATAATCAACGAAACCCATCCTTTGCAGTGTGTCAACCTCTGTTTTAGTGTAAGTAGTAGCCTGTGGCGCCTTTGCCGCTAAGGCTGTGGTAATGGTAGCGGCGAAATTCGGATCATTTCCAAGGGCATTTGCCAGCTCAACTAAAGTATCCAAAGCTCCAGGAGCCGCGCCTATAATAGCCTGTATTGCGGCGTTTGTTTCTGTTCTGGTGTAAACATCAGATAGAGCGTAACCGTCGCGCGTGGTCGGGGTATTTAATACCTGTGCAAACGTCGGAAACCAAGTAATAGCTTTAAAAGTTGCTGTAGCTTCGGTTTTCGTAAAAACGTTAGCGGCGTTTGCTTTTAATGCAAGCTGGTTAGTTATGGTAGTGGCGAAATTCGGATCGTTACCCAGTGCCGCAGCAATTTCCGCTAACGTATCAAGAACACCAGGAGCGGAATTAATTAACGCATTGATTTTGGCATCAACCTGTGCGGATGTGTCTACGTCGGTAATCCCATAGCCAGCCTTTGTAGTTGGTTTATTCTGGATCTGCGCAAACGTAGGTAGCCAGCCAATAGCCTGGAATCTGGCGTCAGCTTGCAGTTTATCGTAAAACAGTTCTACATCCGCTTTGAACGCCAAAAGCATGTGTATTTCCTCTTTACTGAAATATAAATCAAATGGGTCTCCCCAAAACGGTGTAGTTTCTGTTGACATGCTTACTTGGTTTTAACTTCCTCTTTTAATTCTTTGGTTTTCTTAGGCGTTTTTTCTTCCTTAACCGTGTCTTCGGCTGGCGCGTCTGGATCTAAGTCTAAATCGGAGTTTTCTGTCTCGTCAAGGATCTTAACAAAACCCTGATCGGCCAATTCCTTAGCTTTTGCGGTAGGAAGGTTAAATACATCTCCGAAATGCTTAAACCCGTTGGATCCGTAACGGATCGTTGAAATGATTACTTTTACTTTTGGCATTACTTGTCCCCCTTAGTTTTATTGTTTGGTTTACCCCCTTTTGCTGGGGTTTCTGGATTCTCGTCTGAGTCCTCTGGCTTTGTTTCAATGACATTGCCGTCTGCGTCAATCGCAACAGCATGACCGCTTTTTATTAAATCCCTGGCATACATTCCTTCGATGTCAAATTCTTGGTCTACCTCTACTGTGTCGTAGGCTTCAATGATCTTAATTTTCATAGTGTTAGGGTTATAGCCAGAAATGGCCGGTTTAAAGAAACCCACCTCCGCTATGATTGCAGAAGTGGGCTATAATTAGATTTTAGATTACGGAGCCAGCAATGCCGTAATAGCCGCAGCAAATGTGCCTTTAACGATCAATTTAACGTCGTTAGCGGATACGTACTGTACAAGGCGCTGCTCTAACAAGATTGTTTTCTTGTTGTTGGTAAAGTCGTTCCCATCTAAGCCGATTTGCGCGGTCATAGTATCACGGAACAATACGTTTGCCGCAGTCATGTCTCCCCCAAGAAACTCGCCCACCGGAACCAATGTAGTAGGGATAACCTCCATATTATGAACTACCATATTTCTACCGCCGTTAATATCTACATAGTCTTTCCAAAGTGGATGACCAGCTGTAGACTTAATCGCCTTCATTTTTTGAATGGTAGTAGGGTTAACATATACCGCGTTTGGATCTCCGAACGCTAGGTCTACCTGTGTTCCGATAGCTTCCAGGACATCAAACTCATTAGCCAGCTTTACACCAGCAGCAAGCGCTCCAGCAGCAAAGGCTACAGCTGTGTTTTTAGCGCCGTTCAAGTTGTCTCCAACGTTATCTCCACCGAACAAGCCGTCCTCTTTTTTGATTTCCAGTCTTTTCGCAAGGTTGTTTTTGATGTAAGAGATTAATTGAGGTAAATCTGCAAGCATCTCAGTGGTAACCTTACCATAAACAGCTACTTTTTTTACGTTGGCGGTTTTTTCAACATAACGAACTGACGCGGCTGGTTTTCCAACTCCCTCACCAATAAACAAAGGATCTCCTTGTTCGTCTGTTTCCTCAATCCATAATGCTCTGTTGCCAGATGTTCTGCCTACGGTTACTTTTGCTAGATAGCGCTCTGAACGTTTTCTAATCGTGCTTACGCGGCCTGTGTTATCTGTGATGGTCACAGCTGTAGCGCCAGATCCAATTGTATTGGTAACGCTCATGTCTACGGCAGCTTTGAACTCAATGGTAAGAGTTGCGGTTTGTTTACCGTCGGCAGCTACAATAGCGTCAATTTCTTCTTTTTTACCTTTGAAAGCGTCTGCAAGAGCCTCTTCCATTGTTTTAAAGCCAGCCTCTTCGCCAGAAACAATGCCTTGTAGTTTCTGATCCAACTCGTCTGCATGATCCTGAGTTTCCTTGTTGGCTTTCTTGAGCTTCTCAATAACTTTATCGGCCGCTTCCTTTTCAAGCTTCTGTTTTGCTTCCAGCTTTTCAAGAGCTTCCTTTACGGCCTCGTCCTTGGTTTCATTTAAAAGCTTCTTAGCGGCTTTAGTTTCGTCGTCATCTGTTGACAGAATCAATGGAAACGCTAAAGACGCGCCAGTCTTTAAATACACGAAGTCTGCGACCATTAATGCGATCAATACCAGGCTTAAAATCAGTTTTTTGAATTGTTTGTTTTTCATTTTAGTTTGCTTTGTTTAATAAATAAATCCCTGTCCCTTTTCTCTCTTTCACTTCATTATCCAAAGCATTCTCTTGCTCCTGGTTAATATTATCTAATGACTTTAGTAGCGCCTCTAGCTTTACCAAACGACTGTCTGAATAAGGCAGATTGTAGGCTTTTACTAAGAATGCCATAACTTCTGAACTGTCTTTTCCGTTCTTAACGGCGGTAGTGATTGCGCGGTCATTAGCTCCCCAGCTTGTCAGAAAAGAATATTCCTTAAGCATGTATTCCATAATGATGCGTCTGTCTTTCGTGTCTCTCTTCATTACACGATAACCGATTGATAAATCGGCGTTTTGTCCATTGTCATGGATCAACTTTACATCCCAAAACATGTTTTTGCCGTCATCGGTATTCATGTTAAACTGAGTGCCGGTTTTAAGTCCGTAAGAATCCAGAGGATCTATAAGTTTTGGAACTCCGACTAAGATGTTTTGATTGTGGTTCTTGTAAACCCTGATGCGGTGGAAATCATCCTTAACCGTTTTTATGAATGAGTTAGGATGCGAGATATCTTTATCTGAATCCTCGTTGTTGTAAGCATTAGCGTACGCTTCCACATACCCCTTTGTTTCGTCAACATCCTTAACCTCTGTGCTTAATTTTTTCGTTTCCACTTTTCCCCCTCACTTATCTGGCTCCGTTTAAATAGATAAAGCCGTACGCAAACAAATCTCTCTCACTAATCTCTCTCTATTGCTACGTACGGCCTGTTATCCTCACTTAAACATCAACCTCAACTAATCCCGTCCCCTTGACAATTAATCTCTCTCACTAAACTTATGCTAAGGTATACCTAAGGTTTATAGCTGCAAAAAATAATTTAAAAAATTGATATATTAATTATTTGTCGTCTGGATTGTCCTCTTTTGGCGGTTTATCTCCCGGATTGTTTTGCTGTCTATTAAAGTCAATCTCTTTCACGCGGCTTAAAGGTATTAGCCCGGATTTAATATAGATGTCGTCCATACCTTCGGCTTTGCTAGCGTCCCAGTTAAATACACCTCGTTTCTCGTTTTCAGTTAATAATGGCTGTCCGTAAACAGCTACGAGCTTGGTTAAGTCTGGCGCAAGCTCTGAATAAACTGTTGTATCGAACGTTAAGTGAAGATTATCTCCGTATCTCCATAGCAGCCATTTAGACAGGTTTTCCGCAAAGGTGATAAGATCGGGCATAATCAAATTAGTCACCAGAGCTTTATACGCTTGTTCTTGATTTGAAAAGCTGCTACCCACCTTGTCACCAACCAAAATAGGATCTACGCCTATTAACGAGGCTATAATCCCTCTATCGTGAACGTCCGAGGTAATGAGCTGTAGATCCGCTGGAGACTCTCCGATTTTGGTTGCTTTAACAGATCCGTTTGTAGCCTGAATGTTCTGGTAGTTTTCTGCGCCTTTGATTTTCTGGATTAAGCGCTCATTGATTAAATCCATTTGTTCCTGAGTCAATGGCCTAGTATCGCTCTCGCTACTCAATAAATGAGCAACGCCACCGTTTTGAAACGCTTTTGTTTGCGCGGTATGGTTTGATTCATTACGTTTTAAGGTCTTGTTACCTACATGAAGAGGGGAGAGTCCGCGCAATGGATCTAAAGGATTCCATGTTTTCCAGTGAAATACGTTTTCCTTTTCAATTCGAACAGACTTACCATCAATATTCAGTCGGTAATACGCTACTGGATCCAAAGCGTTATTTGAAGATACCGGCTCTATCATCGTAGGAGGTATTACATGCAGGCTTTTAAACTTACCCTTGTTTCGTCCCGCTATTGGAGATATACCGTAAACAAAAGTCTCTCCAAGGACTTTATAAAATCCTAATGCGGCCTCCTTAAACTCTGACGAGGTTTGATAGCTATTTGGGTTATTTAGCAGATCTAAAAGCTCATGGCTCTCCAGCTCTTCAAGTGCTTGCTCTTTATATCCTAATGCCTGAATCCGGTGCGCTTCGTCCTTTGACCGAACAAATTGTTCGTAAAACACCAGGGCTTTTTTGTTCTTTACCTCGCTTAGCATGTAAGGCGCTACCTTTGCTTTGTTCAGGTAAACGCGTGTTGCTGTAAACACATGAACGTTGTTCATGTAGCCTTTGCGTAAGAACGTCTCTGGATCATAGCCAAACCACGACACCGCACTGCTCAACATGTAGCCCATTGTTGCGCTGCTTTCCATCATATTGGATAGCTGCTTTTTTAAAAAACTTAATACTCCCATCTCACTTTATCCCTCCTTTTAAATTTTGTCTCCACTCACTGGACACCATGTATTGAAATGCCTTTAAAGGCTGTTTTATTAGTTTACTATTAACTCGAAATTGTCCAACATAAAGAACATGCGCATCATTAACGCATCTGAATAATCTGGAGAGCGGCCGATCAAGGTTTTAACATCCTCTTTCGGAACCATTCGTTTCTTGCCGTCCTTATCCATGTCCTTCTGTTTAACCTGTTCAAGCTCTTGAATGATGTATTCTTTAAGCTCTGCGTTATTCGCAAGAATGCTTAAGTCCATTAGATTTTCATTTACTATTGTAGCTAGCTTGTAGTAGCACTGGGTTTTTAGGTTTTCGAAGTTCTCGCCGAATAATGGCGATCCACCGTTCAGGAATCCTTTACAACCTAAGATGTCTACAGCTCCACCACCTACGCCGTCCTCGTCAGCGATAACATTACCCAGGGGAACGTTATGTTTCTTACGGAGCCGCTCTATTTCCGCTGCCGCTTCAGTGATCTTTGATTTAGGGATCACTAAGAAATCAATTAGCTTTAGCCCATCCCAAACAAGGATTACACCCTTATCGGCTCCGAGCCTAGCTATATCCGCGCTGATGTACTTTTTGCCATTCTTGATTGACTCGAACGAGTTGGTAAATAGCTCTACAATCTTATCAAACTCAATCAATGCTGCTGGATCGTCGTCGTATTCCCAGTTACCGAAATACAAACGCTCTTTACTGTTTTTATCCAATCGTAAAAGCGATTGAAGGTAGGAGGGGTGCAAATGCGGGTTATCAGTTGGTAAAGCCTGAATGAATCGTCTGTAAGGCGGGAGCTTCTTGTCTTTGTTAGGTTTGTAAAACTCTGAGTAAACGTAGTTCTTTGCTGGGTTGCAGCTTCCGAGCATCTTAGGTATTAATCCGTATTCAGTTAGTTTAAACCTAATCCGTGATTTAACGATTTGCCAGGCTTTAAGCGTTAACTGGTTGCATTCGTCTATAAATGCTCCGGTAATCTCTAATGACCCTAAACTATCGAAATTTGGATCGCTGGGATAAAGAAACAAATCTTTTAAAATGATTTCAGAGCCATTTTTAAAGATAATAACTGACTTGTTGTCGTTGTAGGTATACTGATTGGTAATACCTAGCTTGCTCGCTAATTCAAAGAACGTCTTAAGAGTGGTCTCCTTAAGTGTTTTTAGTTTGGATCTGCCCATTAGCCAGCGTGTACCGGGATATTTCTGGCACATTTCGATAAGCCAAAGACAGCCGATTGCGCTTTTACCGCCACCAGCCGCGCCGCCATACAAAAGTTCCTCAGTCATGAGGTCTTTTAGGTAGTAGGTAGCGTGCTCCTGTTTAAGTAGTAGTATCATCCGGGTTAATTCCTGATCCCAGGGAGATTATATTTGTCACTTGTCCGGTTAGATTGGCGTCTACCTCGATTTTATCCCCGTATTTTTTAGGAGCAAGCCTTGCTAACATCCATTTACGGGCGTCGATTTTTAGTTTAGACCGCTGAATAGCCTCTCCATCCACCACCATTTTACCGTTAATAATAAATACGTCAGCGTTGGATGTGTCAGCTATCTCTATGATGTCTTCAAAAATGGTTTCGGCTCGCGCCTCGCACGCGCACGCGTACCGTTTCGTTTTCTCTGGAGATTCAGCAATAAGTTGGTAGAATTTTTCCAAGCTCATGTAAGCGGGGCAAACCTTACGGACGGCTATCCCGTTTTCGATCTCTTTACAGATTGACTCAAAATCTCTATCGTACTTTTGTTTCTTTAATGCCGCCGCTGTTGGTTTTTTTACAGCTTTCTTTTTTACGGGCTTTGCTTTGCTGGTAGCCATTTTATCCCTCTCACTTATCTTTCCACTCAAAAGTACAGTTAGACCGCAGCAACAGAAAAAATAATTAATATAATTGCTATTTCGATTATTTGCGCTTAAGAAATGGATGCGCGCTTTTAATAAAATTTAATATATTGCAGATTAAAATTAACGAAGAACTCAAATGGCCAAACAAAAAGAACAAGAAGCCGAAGAAAATCCGGCTGAACTTAAGGATTGTTTTATAATTACGCCTATTGGTGGTTTAGGATCTGAGACGTTTAAAAAAGCGGACGGACTGATAAAAAGCGTGATTGATCCCGTATTAAGGGAGTTCGGGTTCAAGGCTGTGCCTGCATATTTAATATCTGTTGGTGGATCAATTACTAAGCAAGTAATAGAGCACGTAATTAACGACGAACTTGTTATCGCTAATTTGACTGGGCTAAACCCAAATGTCATGTATGAATTAGCGCTCCGACATGCTTACAAAAAAAAAGTTATAACTATGGCTGAGACTGACACGAAGCTCCCTTTTGATATCAGCGACCAGAGGACTATTTTTTATGAAGACAATTTATTTGGATCAACAACCGTAATACCTGTATTGCGAGAATACATTAGGGAGGCTATCGCCTCAGAGGTTACCAGCAACCCTGTCATAGACTCAATAAAAGAGGCGGCAGTAATAAATAGCTCTAATCTAAAGGAGAACGATACTATAAAATATTTATTGACCAGATTTGATCGTCTAGAAAGGTCTCTAGATTTATACAACAGGAATACTGATATCAAACCTTCAGTAAACGCAAATAGTTCAGTTAGAAGAAAAACAGCAACTTTTAAGCCTCCTGTAGATTTTGATGGAGACAGCTTGCATAGTAAGGTCTTGGAGATTGGTAAGCAGACAGGTGTCAAAATAATGTCACTTCAAACGGGTTTAGATGTTGTTTCAGTTAACTTTGAAGCTGACGAAGTAGCGAAAGATAGGTTTTTTAAGGAAATTTTTAACCTAGGTGTTCGTTCAATTACCAATGATGTTTAATGCGTGCAGATCTCAATATTTCATGTCGAAGATAATTTATTATAAAAAAGCCTAAGCGAATTGACGCTCAGGCTTTCCGTAAACAATAGAATGTAGGGTTTCTTATTTCAGACTCTTAACGAATGGGAGGGAAGATCCAGCCCATGTTGATGGAAGTTGACCGTTCCACTTGTCGATAGCTTGCTGTGATAGCAATTCTGGAGTAATGCCAGAGGACAGGATTTTGTTTTCTTCGGCCTTTAGTAAAGCAAGCTGATTTCGCTTTCGCTGCTCAATGATCTGTTGATCTAATACGGATACGTTTGTATTAACCTCGTTTCGGTTGTCGATCTTTTTGGTAACCTTATCCGAGAACTCTAATTGACTCGAAAAGGTTGTTAACTTCAATCCACGCTCTTCAAACTCCTTAGACACTAATCCTTGGACGCGCTCCTCGAATCTCAGGGATCCGCCGTTAGCCATTAAACTGTCAGTAATAAACTTTCGGCTCTCCTCCTTCATGATGTCATAAATTTTAGCTTCTAGGATATTATCCTCCAGGGCTTTCATAAACTCGTCTCCAGATCCTAACTGCTTATTCTGAAATACCACATCAACAGCTCGTTGCTCAATGACTGCGTAGCTGTAAGTTGGTTTTGATGTGAATGCGGTGTTGTCGGCGGCTTTAAGTGAAAGGGGAGCTTCAAACTTTGCCCTTTGTTCGAATAATGGAACCTGAAACAGTTCTGTGCCGGGTGTCATTGTGTTTACTTTGCCTTTTGTAGTGCTAAAGTCCTCTTTACCGGCTTTCCCGTAGTTTTCCATAAGAACGCCGATGTAATTAGGCGCGACACGCTCACACGAGGTAATTGATACTGTTAAGGCGATAGCTAATAAGCCGATAATTAATTTTCTACTTTTCATTTTTTTTAAATTGGTTTTGTAAATATGTGATTGACGTAATTGCGGTACTGATTCCTAAAATAATCCCGATCCAGGGATTGAAGTGGTTAAAGATGTAGGCTGATGCTCCCGCAAAAAAAGCAGTCAGCCCGATGACAATTAAAAGTTTTCGTTGAGTCATTTTAATTTATTTAAGTGATATTTCGATTATTTATTTCCTGAATAAAGACGAGCAACAAGGCCGCCACGTAAAACATGATCCAACATATCTGGATGTTTGCGCAGCTTTACTGTTTCGTTGAGTGTTGGCATGTGCCATTCCATATCTATAGCCTGATCCGGTACAGTGTCGTTATAGAAGCTACTACGGGCAGGAGCACCGCAAACAAAACAAGACGTAACAAAAGGCGAAGTTCCTTTATGAATGTCAATCGTCTTAGTGATCTCTGGACACGAGGTGCAAGCGTAACAGTTAATTTGGTTGGGTTCTGCTGGCTCTAACTTTAGCTTAGCGTACTTTCTCTGTATGCTTCTCTGGCTTTCCATTGGTCGGCGGTTATTTCCTCCGATTTCTACGCGGTCTTGTTTGCTCATTGCGTCAAAAATAATTAGTTTAATTGATATATTGATTATTAAATTGAAAGTCTTTCTCTGGATAGGTCTAAACGCTTAGCCTCTTCCGGGTTCAGCTCTACAAATTCGTGATGTTCCAGGCACAAAGATTTAAAGTTCATAACGTCTGTTAATAAAGCGCCTATACGTCCTCTCATGTGGTGCAATGTAATATCCCTACAAGTACAGCCGGGAAACTCACACACTGGATTTTGTTTGAAGTACTCGTCTCTGTTCTTACGGTAGATTTGCAGCTCCTTTAGCTTCTTTTTGCTCACCGGAGCAATAGCTTTGCGCTTAGTAGGGGATACCGCAGCATTAACAACTACAGCTTTCTTTACAATCGGAGATTTCCTAACTATTGGTTTTGGATTGATCTGGCTAGGCATCCTGTAGTGAAGTTTACAGAATCCTTTTGCGTAGTGGGGTAGGCCGCAGCTAATACAGGTTTTAGGCATGATCTTTTGCTTTACTGGTTTTTACCGTTAGTCCGTATCTCTCTAGGCGAATAGCGAATAATGCCAGGGAGCAAACACATACCTTGTTTATTTTCTGCTTTACTGATGTGTGGACGTAGGCGATCTGATCGGTCGCTATAAACCCATCTACCTCGAATACTGTATCGCTGTCGAATACGATACCGTTAGGCTCTTCGGTCGTGAAGGTGTCGCCTATCTGGATAGTATGCTCCATAACTGTTAATTCATTTATTCTCATAGCGTAAGGTTTTCACCCGGAAACCCCGCTCCGTAAATCAATACAGTCAGCGGGGTTTTTGGATGGTTGATCTATAAATTAGTCACACGGTGGCGATTTGTGCGCGCCGCCATTGCTATCATAATACCATGTGTTACACGGAATGGTACTTGGATTCGGTTTGCCTGGTTGTGACGAATTAGATTTAGCTTCTAATTTTGATACGTTAAGCGTTGCTCCACCTAGTGCAAGTAACGCAAGGGCTAAGCCCAAATAAAGGTTCTTTTTCATACTGCCGAATGCGCAAACCCCTAAGAGTGTTGCGCTGGCAGATTCCCACACTTAGCGGGAATGGGAATGATTTATTTAGATAAGATTTAAGCTATTCCAAAACTTAACTCTTAAGTTTCTGCTAAAAGGGTAATTTTTAAATGCTTTTTTTAACGCTAGTCTTTTGGCAAAATCAGGATTATCTATTTCTGTTGAATGCTTGCATACTTCTGATTTAGACACTATCAATCCATCTATCTTTATCACGCATTGCGTGACTTTAGGCCAGTGCTTGCCTTGTCCTGGTATATGCCTAAAAGGATTACCTGTTAAAAATTCAACTGTGTAAGTTCTCATATCAACAGGATGAGGATTTTTTATTTCTATGTAATTTTTCATATCCGCTAAGATTTAATTGCCGACCATCCGGCACCTCAAAACCCCGCTTTGTTAAGGCGGGGCGTTGGTTAGTGTGTGAACTCTTGTATGTCGATGTTAAGCTGCTTGCTCATTGCTTCGAGATCGTTTGTTGTTTCTTTGATCTGCCCGACAAATGATATAACTGGACTGGAGTACTGAGCCCTTTCTAGCAACATTTGCGCTCTTTCCAGATATCTGGCTGCTTGGGTTAGATTGTCGTGGTCTTTCTTTTTGATTTTCATATTAGTTATTTTCTATTTGAATAGATTTCATATCCTCTATAGTTGCGATTACCTCGTCAAGGCTTATTCGGGTCTCCCAGTATTCGGGCATTGCTTCGTAAAATATTACTACTTCATCTCCTTCGATGTTGGCTACCATTCCGGTCACATCATCCATCCATGTTAAAACCTTAAGTTCTTTTTGAGTTAGTTCTATTTTTGAAGTTTTCATATCTTTCGTTTTGCTTATCCAAATGTACACCTTTTTATGTACAATACAAATTTATTTGTACATTTTTTTATGTACAATATATTTAACTACATTTGCCTTATGACTGTCAAAGAATTTTTAAAAACTAATAAGCTTATTAACCTAAGTGCTGTAGCAAAATTGATGTATCCAACAAACAGCGACGCTCCGGCTTATTTACTTAGAAAACTGTCGGACGGAGCTACCCGTCCCTTTACGGTTAAGGATTCAGAAAAGGCGCTAGAGATATTAAAGCAGCTCTCTGTGTCTGTGTCTGGAATAACAATAGATTAATTTTCTTAAGCGATATATCAATTATTTGCACCACGCATATAATCGTTTACAGTCTTCATAAATACATCCATTGTCCAGATCGTAACACAGAGCCAGCCCTCTTTCCTGAGTTCAGCCATAAAATCTTCTTGGTTATCTGTTGCTGTATTCTTGCCTCGTTTAAGCTCTGTAGCTAGTCCTACGTAATTACCAGACCTTTTGTAGAACATCAAATCCGGGCAGCCGCTACGGGTTCCCATTCGTTTGAACTTTGCCGCCTCCCTTGGATCTCGTTTTCCACCGTTAGGGGAGTGGTGATACAATAGCTTTTTGTATTGCAGCTGTAGCCATTTTACACACTCCTCTTGAAATTTGTCTTCCTCTCCGCTTCCTCTCACATTTCAAAACTACATAGTGAGATAGCCGCAGCAAAAAATCTTTTAAAATAAGCACAGTAAAAAGGTATAAAATAGTTTACTTTTTATTTGCTAAATAGTAAACTATTGTTTACCTTTGAATACACCAATAAAGGAGCGCCAATGAAATGGAGTGAATTACTTAAAAAAATCAAAAAGCAGGGTTATGTGTTTTTGAGAAACGGAAAAGGAAGCCATGAGATATGGCACCTACCAGGGGTTGAGGGAAGCGAGATAGTAATCGCCAATCACCCAAGCAAAGAAGTCGGTAACGGCTTAGCATCTAAAATTCTAAAAAAGGCGGGGCTTAAATAGCCCTACCTTTAATTAAATATCGGTTCTACGTATGCCGGAGTAAACGTAGCGAGTACATCTTCGTAAATGGTGTTTATTTATAAATTTTACTAAAGATCAGGCACCACGTAAAAACTGATCGAAAATTGGAGAACGAAATATGAGAAAGATCGTATTTATAGTCGAAAAAACCGATACGGGTTTTTCAGCATACGCTGACGACTTTGAGAACATTCCAGCGGCTACGACCGCAGACACGTTGGGGGAATTAAAAACTAATGCACTTGACGCATTCAACACGATTGCTGAGTTAAAAGGCTTAGAAGAGGCTAATATTGATGACATCGTCATTCAATTAGATCTACCCCAGTTATTTGAGTACTATAAAATAATTAATGCGAGCGCGCTGGGAGCAAGGATAGGAATGGACAAAACATTGTTATCACAATATGTTAACGGGCATAAAAAAGCAGGGCCAAAGCAAGTACAAAAAATCATTTGCGGAATTAGAGAACTTGGAAGTGAGCTGGCGTCACTGGAATTGGCATAATTAATTGAATGATCTAAATAATTTTAAAAAAAACAATAATCAATGTGAAATAAAATATAATCCCTGTGAAATAACAGGTATTAATCAGGGGGTGTGCTGAAAAGCGCATCCCCTGATTTCTTTTACCCAAATTCAAAAGCAAAAATGTGACTTTTGTGATTACTAAAAATATTAGTATTATTGTTGCTGTTAAAATAATCACCTACATTATGAACAAGGATACCGAAGCAAATAAGCAACTGAGAGTAACCATAGCGACAGAGGCGTTCAATAAGTCTTGTATAATCTTCTGTAGCGATACCCAGGAGTATTACACCCCGCGTGAGTTCGTAGATTCTGGTATTATTGTAGATGTCAAAGAACTGGATACAAGAAAGTATTACGGTAATATATCCTTGGAGAACGCTAAACAAGCCCTACAAAGACAGGCTAAAGATCTAAAAGCAGCAAATGAAAAATACCAGGCATTTAGTCAAAAGATCCTATCTGCGTTCGATCTTAGCCCGGTCGGCAAGAGCAAGGGTAAATGAGCCGATTAAATTAGCTAATCGGCTCATGGCGTTTATTATTGCTTTCGTTCAATTTTACGGGCTCTTAGGTTACCGTCTGGATCCTTGACGAACTCTACCTTAGGGTTGTCCCAGTGCCAGAGAAAGGATATTCTTTCGTCTCTTGATAGTCCTTTTCTTCCTAACAAGGCTTGTACTTTTTTAAGCTCTACTGATCGTACGTTTGAAATTGCTCTGCTCATTTGATTAAGGATTGATGTTTTCAGGGTGATTTCTGTATTTTTCTATGTACCATTTGTACTGATGGCTGTGTTGCTCTTTTGGATCCCTTCTAGAGAACTCTTCAAATGAGATGACTTCTACCTCCTCGTCAGGGTCTTTGTATTTAGTTGGATCCGTTACGCTCGCTCTTCTAGCATCCGATATACTGATGTAGATGGCTTTATTATCAGTCCATTCCCCGTAAGGCGTAGGGAATGGGTTTTTCATTACGCGCATTACGGAGTCGTATTGATTATTTGTTGTGGTTTTTACAAACGTTTTCATAACTCTGGATTTATGGTTTTTTCCTCTCCGCAATGGGAGCATCTAAACCGGTTAATAAAATATTCTCTTGGTGCTCCGACTATCGGCTGGTATTCGTGAATACCTCCGTTAGCGCATGGTAATTTGTACTCGTCAGTGCCTTTGATGTAGTAAACCGTAAAGCCGAATATCTTTTCGCAATCCGAACACTCGGTTTCGTATTGTTCATCCTGGGTGTGGCAGTCGTCCGGTATTTCATTTAGCTTCTCGCAGTATGGACAGGTCAGTTTTTCGCTCATGGTTAAAAGTTTTTACAGTGATGTTCGCGAATGAAATTTGTGCACGAATAAAGGTTGTACAGATGGATCGCAAGGAATATCCAGTGCCAGCCGAATGCGCTGGGTATAGTAATGCCTATCCCGATTAAAGCTGCTACAATCATTAGGACATTAAATGAGAGGGATAATAAAACCCATGTCTTGTAACTCATAACTTACGCCTCCTTTAGTTTAATCCATCCGTACTCTATTTGCTTTTCAACAGACAATCCCATCCAAGGCAAAGCGTAGCCTTTTGAGCGGAGGTAGTCAACAATAGCGATGTATGCAATAGGTCTTTCTGATGAAAGATTAACTTTACCAATATTAATAGTGTAAGATTTAAAACCCTCATCCTTGTATTTTGCAAAATTCATTGTTGCGCAAACGCTCGCATACCTGGGCATCATGGAAATAAAGTAATTAATGCCAACCCTGTCATAATCAGTTTGAACATAAAAAATATCCTTATTTCTGGTTACCTTAAAGTCGTGACCTGGCCTTTCGTGCGCAAGCCTTGCCACATGTATTAAATCTTCATCTGCTATTGATAAAAGGGTTTTGAGTGTTAAAAAATCATACTTATCAGTATAACTCATCAGAGTGCTATCTAATTTTTGAGTTTTTTCTTCTGGGTAGTTTCGGTTATTATAAACAACCTGAGCAAAATACTGAGCAAAAAACTTCGCTTTGTTTTCTAACGTATTCTCCATTACACAGCCTCCCTCACTTCAAACGCGCCATAGCTCGCCATTTCAGCCGTATTGACGACAATTAAATTTAATCCATGCCTGTCGATTATCTCGTTAGCTCTGTTGATTGCTTTTTCAATTTCTACCACTCCCCGGATCTCAATCCCGTTTTTAAGGAGTTTGGATTTAGAAGGGTCGTACTTCTTTGTGAATTTTTGAATATCTGTAGGCCTCATGCTATTTGATTCTTAAAGGGTTTAATACTACTCCAGTCTCTGGACGCACGTAATCGGGTCTCTCCGGTCTTTTAACTTTTATTGGTTGTAGGCATTCCTTTTTGCAGCTACAGATCATTGCCGCAGCGATAAGGAGAATTGATAATTTTTTCATGATTCTTTTTTGATTGGTTGAGTAAATGGTCTTAGGCCGCAGCAAGGGCAGGTTACCCATGATCTAGCGTCGAACTCCTCAAAGCACCTTTCGCAGATATAATCTGCTTCGTGATTGAATTGCTTAATCATTAATGACTCCTTTCGTCCAGGTGTCCGGCTTGATTTCTTTGTGTTGCTCTATCCAAGCTGCCATGTATTTGCATACTCCAGTGTGCCAAGTAATTTGTGTGCTCGTGTCTCTGTTTTCACTGGAATACTTACCCGAATCGGCTTGCTTCATGTATTCGTGAATCTCTCCAGTCCAATTAACCATTGGCAGATATAGCCAGCGCGGAGTTAACTGGAAAGCCATTTTATCCGCAACACAAAGTTTTGAATATTGGCCGCCTAGCTTCTTAGCAAAGAATCTGCTATGAAATAGCGTGAAATCTCCCCACTCCTTACCGAAAAGAAAGTCCATTATAAGGGCTCCTAAGATCGGATGCTCTTCGCCCTCAATACCGTCCATATTCGGTTTTCCGATATACCCAAGGTCATGTACAAAGAATGCTACCCAAAGCCGGGGATCCCAGGGAAACCCGTATAACTTCCACCAAGCCGCAGCAACAAAGAAGGGGTGAATAAAGAAGCAATGCGCTCCATAGAGGACTGATCGTGTACCGACGTTTTTAAAGATTCTGTTCATTTTTTTAGATTAAAGCTGTTTGAATGTTGTACCCGAACCGGTTGCACAGCTCGGTAATTATTTTGTTGTTTCTTGCCTCGTCTATCTCGCTGTACGGAACTGTCACTTCCCGTTTGTGAGCGTCGACTTGATAGCTGGTTTTGATTTTTGAATGGAGATAGTACCGGCGGGTATGATCTTTCTTAGTAAACTTGTTTTTCATGGCCGGGCATCGTTTACGTTTCGCATGTAGACAACCGTTGTTTTGCCGGCTATTTCCTTTATTTGGGCAGGCTTTGGATAACCATTTTTAGTTACCGCCTGAGCCTCGCAGACCTCAAAAACGCCGTGCTTAGACCCCCCCCAATGAAGTGTAATACCTTTTTATTTTTGCTTGATTGCTTGTAAAATCGGTCTCCAGCCTTAAGATCTGCTACCGTTGTAATTTGGTTTCTGGTCATTTATTTAAGTTATATAATTGATATATTGATTAATTGAAATATCGCATTAACTCGGTTCCGATCCATTCACCCATGTGGCAAGGGACAGCATTTCCGATAAGCTGGTAGGAGCTACGTTTCTCCGGGAAAATATAGTCATCCGGGAATCCTTGGAGCCTTGCGTATTCTCTGACGGTAAAAGGTCTGACTCCGTATTCTGCGTTTTTGTCTTTTACTAACCGGGTTCCCATATCTTTAGCGTAATGCGCTACACAAGTAGGAGCATAGCTTCCCGGATCACTAGGATCTACTACGATCGGTAGATCTCTGTATTTGCCATTTATCCGGTCTATAACGCTCTGATTCATTTTGTAAACCGGATCTTTCTCCAGGATGTCTGACATTTTGATCCTGTTTTTAGATTGAGTTGGAGCTGAGATACTGAACGGCTTTCTTGTTCCAATCATTATTAATCGTTCCCGGCGTTGTGGCAGCCAGTTTAACGCGTTTACTGGACAAAAGATGTTTACGTAGTATCCCGGAAGTTTAGACATTGCTTCCATAACTACAGGAAATTTTTTCATACCCGGCACGTTTTCTAACACATAAACTTCCGGCTGCTCTATTGCTACATGCCTAAGAAAGTGCAGGAATAAGTCGTCGCCGGTTCTTGTTCCGCTGATGTTGGCGATTGTTGAATACTTTGTACAAGGATAAGTGCCTACTAATATGTCGGATCGATCTTGACTTAAAACGGTTATGTCTTTAATGTCTTGGTGTAGAACCTTGTGATCTATATAGTGAGGATTTAGCTTAAGGCATTCTATGGCGTTGGCATCGAGATCTAAAGATTGAATCATAGTAACTCCCGCAGCCTGTAAGCCTAGTTCCATGCCCGCAGCACCAGAGAAATACCCTTTAGCTGTAGGTTTATATTTTAAGTTCAAATTGATTTGCATAATTGATATAATGATTATTTTCTCGCCAACTCAAAACGAGTTAACGGTATTTCCTGTACTGAACCTATTTTACGGATCCGTTCGTAATCCTGTGAGAACTCGATATTTCCACCTTGCTCTATGTAGGCTTTTCCGTACTCAATAAAAGCCGCTGGATCCAGCAAGGCAAATTTTTTGACTACAATTACTTTCCAGCGCTCCATTTCGTCAAACACCTTAAACGCTCTCTCTTGCTGTGTCATAGATCTTGTAGGGTTTTTTGCAGTTTAATAACTTCCTTCTCTAGTTCCGTAATCCTTAACAGTTGTTCGTGTTCTCTGGCGAAGAGCTTGTGCATTACCTTTTTGAATTGGAGGCCGCGTTCTGATGCTACTGTAAAGCTGTTAACCGCAGCGCAAAGTATATCTAGGCGTTTCCTCTGGCGGTTGGTTTTTTCTGTTGGCTTTCCCTTGGTAAGAAACTCCGCTAAGTCGCTCTCCATTTCTACGATCACGCCCATTGCTTGTAGTACCCTGGCGTAATGGTCGGTGTGGTCTTCGTATTCTGCGAGGTACACTTCTGATAAATCCCAGTAGTGCTTTTCCTCTGATGTCATTTTCTTTGCCATTAGAATCCAAGGTTAGCGGTCATTCCCGCATTAGGGTTTGTGATGTCGTAATTTAATTCGTGCTCAAAGGCGTATTTGCTGGATCCGTCTACCTCTTCGTAGTATCGGTTCTGCTTCCAGTCAAAGAAAAGCGAACGAGAGCCTTTTTTAGCCGTTCCTTTGGGTTTAACCTTAAGCACCTTTAGAATTGCTTCATTCTCAGCAAATGGTGTCCCTGTGGACGGATTCATGGTTAGGCTAACTACTCCGTTGTGATTGTTGTGTTCCGGCCTCCAGACCCCAACAACATTAAAGGCTCGTCTTCCCCACACAGCACCGCCAGCAAAACTATTTAGCGTCGGTACTGACGTACAATAAACATCTTGTCCGGTAATGTCCTTTAGGATAATAGGAGGGAGGTCTTTAGCGTGTGTTACGATATTGTTGTGCCAGTTGTTTGTTTTGGCTTTTTGCCTAACTCGCTTCAATGCCCATGCTAGATATTTATCCTCTCTACCGCCGTACGGTATTAAGTCCTCCTCCAGATCATTAAACGGATCTATAGACGTCGATTGCAATTTCATCTTAAACTCTTTCTCCAGGGACTCGCAGTAATCGTAAACACTTTCAATAGTGTGGTCTGTGTCGTCTCCGTTGATTAAGAAGAAATGATGATCTAGCCAGGCTAAAGCTTTGTACACTTCTGCTTCGGAAGCCGCGAAAGGATTCGATTTAAAAAAGGGCTTACGAAGTCTTTTCGAAATAAGTTCAGCTATTACGTCCTCAGAGTTTCCTATCTCTCCGCTCATTAAGGCGTGTTTCCAGCTGTGCTTTTCTGATTGGTTAAATAGCATTTCCATTTGAACCTCTGTTTTTCCAGCTCCAGCAAATCCAAGATAAAATGTTGAGTACCCCAACTTAAAGCTTAAGATTTCGTCTAGGGTCTTGAAACCTGTATCTACACCTCTGGTAATACCAGTCTCATAGTGCGTCATTACCTCGTCTTTGTATTCTAGTATGCGTTTTTTCATTATTTAAAGAGGTTCTCGTTTTGGCTTTGGTCTGTAGCTCCTTTTGTTGCTGGAGTTTTGTGCTTATTGAAGTCGCTTTTAGCCCATCTACTTAAGCGGAGAGGTGTGCTCCATGTGGTTTCATTCTCTTGTCTGAACTTAGTGTTGCTTTTATTTGGTTCCGTCCAATAGTCGCAGAAGTCACGAATTACATCTTTCCCGTATTTTTCTACAAATGGAATTAGTGATTTCGAAAACGCCAGTTTTCGCCTATCTATACTATTTGTATTATTACTTCCATTTACATTACCATTAGCATTAACAGCGATCTTTGCGACATTTTGCGATTGCTTGTCTCGCTGATTATCGCCATGCGACGGTTTGCGATTCTTAGATTGCTCAATTGCTTGTGCTATAGATAATTCGTTATTTTGCACCTTCAAGTACAGGTCATTATGCCAGCGCTTTAAATTCCCTAGAGATCCATTATCGGCACGTGAATTTTTCGTTTTGTCCCACTTCGCTAAATCACGTTTTAAGCACTGTTCAATATCAATAAAGGCTATTTTTGTAAGTCTGTCAGGTGCCACCGGATCTTGATCGTTAACATAGCGAAAGAAATGCTTAATCAATCTGCCTGCTTCATCATCCTCTAGCTCTTCAAACTTCTTTATCCATTCAGCATAGACTATAATTGAGTTTTTGTTCTCTGCCATTTTTAGCTGTATGTGTTGTTGTTTTGTGTAAGGGGGTTAATGGATTTATTTGGCCGCTAAATTCGATATCGTTTCAGCGGCCAGATTAGTTAAAACGGCAGATCGTCCTCTTCGTTGTGGACAGGCAGAGGAGTGTTTGATTCTCCCAGCACGCGATCCGGCCAAACAATATGACCGCCAAGTATCGGCGTAGCTTTCTTTTCCTCGTCGGTCATCTTGTCGAATATTTCTTTCGAGAAAGATTGTTTAACGAGGTGCGTATCCTTACTGTCGCCGGTCTTATTTTTAATTACAAATCCAGTTAGATCAATGTACACACCCTTTTCGCCTTGGAATAGGTGATTGTATGCAATGGGGATAACTAGACAGTCCGTATCCGCTATCTGTGATCCGGCAGACTTAAATTTTCTTACGCTGACTCCGGGTAGCGCGGCTAAATTGATTTTAGTGCTTATTTGACTCATTTTTATGTTGATTTAAACTTTGTGCTTGTTGTACTGCTTTTTGTTCCACATAGGGCTACACCTGAATTTTGCCATTTTTATTTTTAAATGATCGTGCTGAGCTCGGGCAACTTGATCCGTAGTAAGTCCCATTATTCTGGCTACTTGTGTGATGTTTTTTTCTGGATACTTTGCCAGGGTGTTAATAATTCTGTCTTGCATGTTTTGAGTTTTTTAATTGATATATCGATTATTTAAGTGAACCAAATTTTATAAAGTAGTGCTAAGATCATAAGTCCTCCAACTGCCAGGATTACTTCGAATAGTGGTTGCCAGTGCTTTTCTTTTATCTCAATCGGCCGCAGCTCTATCGAGAATTTAACTTTGTTCTGGTAGAACTTTAGTGCTTTAGTCCTCATGGCTTTTGGATCTTTTGTGTAATTCATTTTCAAGAATTATTTTTAAGTCTCTTAGTTCCGAGAGGGTTTCAGCTACAATGTCGGCTCTAGAAACATTGCTGTCTTTAAGCGCTAATTCGTGCTCCTTTTGCTTGTCGGCTATTCGGCTGTTTAGATATTGAAGTGTTGCACTCATACTGATGGTTTTAAGGTTTAACGATGTTGCTTAATTGACCTGTAGGCTGGTTTCTGTTCGATCTTATGGAGACTCGCCAGTTTAGACAATGGAATACACCATTTGCCATTTGCATTTTTTTTTAGTTGTCCGTCAGCTATCCACTGATCGATTTTAGCGCGTCCATATTTTCGGTAGGCTGCTTGCTTAGAAACGCCCACACTGCCCTGTCCGGTTGATTCGCAAAACTTTTGCACAGCCACCTCTCCGGCGTCAGCCAAAAGAGAAGACAGTAGATAAAGTGGTAGTGTTATATTTTCCATGTTTCGAAATGCTGGTTTAAGTAGTCACGAAGAAAAACCAAATCGTTACCCTCTAAATGTATTGTCCGAGGCTCTGAATCTTGATCGCTTAAAATCCGAACCGTTAGGATGTCAAATGTGGATTTTAGATGTAATGCGTCTCCGCTGTTGGTCAGTTGTCCGACCTTTAATTCGCGTTCTTTGAAGTCTTGGTTATCCATAATTACACCTCTCTAACTGCGTAGTAAATACCATTGATTTTTTTAACCTCGATGCGTACATCTGGATTCTCTTTGTGAAAAGCTACTTGTCTATTTCTCCAGTATGACGTAGATCCTTTACACTTTACCCGTTCACCGGGATTTAGGCTGCTGATTAGCTTATCAACTACCGAGATTCTTTTTACTCTTTGGGGTGCTTCCATAGATATACATTTAAAAATTTATTGAAAAATTTTAGTTTAAATGTGAAACATTACTATATTTGCAGCGCAACACTGAACATGATACGGCCGTTTCACAATTCAAATGTACAGACGTTACTCTACATTTACAAATTGTGTACAGTTGTTACCATACATTAATTTTTATATGTCTGATTATCAAGGAAAAAGATTTAAAGATTTTTTAAAGGCTAACAAGATTTCAATAGTAGATGCAGCTAAGAGGCTAAATGTATCTAGAAGTGCAATGTATGATTTCTTCAACTCTAAAAACATGACAAGGGAAACCGTACAGAAAATCTCTGACATCTTCGGCATTAGTGAAATGGAGATGTTTTTCGGTAAGGAAACATTTGATAGTTGGGTAAAGATTGCCTCAAATAAAGATGTTGGGGCTATTGAGGGTTTGAGTGATTCTGTGCCGGATACAGTGAAGGAAGCCGAGGATCTAATTAAAAGAAAAGTCTTTTCTAAATCTAGCGCTAAAAATCTTCCGGTAAACGCCAAGGCTATTCCAGGCTTGACTTATCCGCAAGAAGCAAACGATACGCCGTTCATTGACTTAGGTAATGGAGATTACCTAATGTTAATGCCTTTAGTAAACGAATACGCTTACGCGGGTTATCTTGCGGGATTTGCGGATCCAGAATATATAGAAGAGCTACCTAAGCACTCAATCATCGTACAAAAGAGGCACAAAGGCCATTACCTAGGATTTGAAGGAGTTGGCGATAGTATGGATGACGGAACTAAGCAAAGTATCCCAGATGGATCTATAGTTACGGGAAGGGAGATTAATACGAATTACTGGAAATCAAAATTCCATACTCACAGATACAAGGATTATGTAATCGTATCGAAAGACGACGGTATAATTATAAAAAGGATCATTGACCACGATGTTGAAAATGGCATTATTACCTGTCATTCATTAAATCCAGATAAGATAACCTATCCAGACTTTAAAGTAGATTTGCGAGACGTAAAGCAAATTTTTAATATTGTTAACGTTTCTTCGCCGAGATAAAATGAAAGACATCGACAAAACCCCAGGCGAGCGCCTTAAGCTCATTCGTAAGGATACCTTAAATATAAAATCCAGCTATGATATAGCTGAACAGTTGGGAATTAGCCAGAGCACCTATGTTAGTTATGAGCTTGGTAGAATGGATATGAATGTAAGTTTTTTAACAAAAATGCATGAGAAATTTGGCATAATGCCTGATTTTATCGCGCTAGGCAAGGGCTCACCAAAAGGTAATCCGGATAAAAATACAAGTCAAATTCCGGAAGATTTAAGAAGCCTCAAATCTAAGGTGCTGGCGCTAGAGGCTAGATTAGAAAAATTAGCCAGGAAGATAAAGTAATGCTGTTACCTTTTGCTGGATTTCGTCTATAATCGACCAATCTTTACGAATGTAAATATCTGTAGTCTTGTTAGTGTTGTCTTTATGATTTAACGCCCTGCCTACATCCTCAGTATGAAATTTACAGATATTACGCGCCGCATCAGCAAAAGTATATCTAGCGTAGTAAAATCCTAGCTTAGGTATATTAATCTCCGGTAGGGATCCGATCTTTTTAAGGCCGTAATTAATAGCCCTGTCTAAATTCCCGTGACTTAGGTATTGTCTCTGTAAAACACCGGCGTATTTATCGTATAGTGGCGCTGCTTGTTCTATTATCGATACACTTATAAACGCTTTATCTCTTCGGCGGGATTCCGTTTTTTTTCTATTGTATTCTATTCTTTTGCCTCCAGACCCCTCCAGTCTGTATAGATCCGCAGCGTTCATACCACACAAGTAAAAGCTTAGCATAAATAAATCTCTTGCCATTTCCATTCTGCCGCCCGGCTTTAACTCCAGATCTCTAATTTTGATTACCTGGGAAATCTCTAAAACCCTTTGTTCTGATTCTGGAGCGGCAATAACTTTGTATTTTTTATATGGATTGTTGGGCACCGCGATCTCTCCGTACTCTTCGTCGTTATAAAGCTCTTTAGCTTTATTAAACATTATTCTGAAATCACGCATTCGGTTGTGGACACCGCGATCCTCTAAGGGCTTAAACTTCTTTTCACGCATTTCATTTTGATTCATTCTTAAGCCAATCCTAGGCGATCTAAGGTAGTTTTCAAAATCTTTAAGGAACTTGGATGTAATTGCTGTAGTTGGGATGTCCTGACGGTTTAAATAGTCTTGTAGTGAAAAGTAAACCGTTTCCATGGTTTTAGCTGTTGCTGCACGGCCGGTAGCCTTAAGCTCATCAATGTAGTTTTTGCAAAATGCAAGGAAATACAAGTTTTGCTCGTCTTCTTGCTCTTGCTCTGACGGGGTGTCAATGTTGAGTAGTAATGTTTTTACCTCTTCGGCCGTCATGCTTTTAATCTCAGTAGATCTTCTGTTCAGCTCTTCCTCGTATCTGTTTAGGATCCCGGATAAATTTTTAACTATAAAAGAAGCTTTGAGGCTGCCCGACTTATCTACGTCTTTCGTGGTTACTGTTTGTCTAGTGTCTATGTATTTGCTTTCGCCTTTGTGTCCGACCCTAATTTTTGCAGTCCACGTACCTTCTTTTGTAGCGGCGTTTAATATTACTGGAGTTAGCTTTGCCAT